CTTTAGGCTTTGCCTAAACTCTTTATTGTGTTTTCTTGTATCGTATATTGTTTATTCGTTATTAATAAGCTTTCTTGCAGTAAATATGCAAAGAAGTGGCTTTATAACTTTCGATGCGGATGGATTTGACATGATTCTATCACGCTTAAGAAGTTATGAGAGTTACTATAATTCATTATATGTGAGTGGATTTAAGTATGTGATCTGGCCATGTGTTATATTGGTTTTACTGTCATATATTAACTTAATTTTAAAGGGGCGCGAGTTTGGTAGGTTGCTGCTATCAGTAGTTTATTTGCTTGGGGTCGTTTTATTAACCATGATGCCAAATCTTGTAATTACAACAGCCTGGATAACTTCAAGAACATTTATATGCTTCCCGTTTTTAATAATATCTTTATTCATTATTATAGACAACATAAAAATTTCTTTGTTTCTTGACAGAATAAAGTTGGCCTCAGCAATTTTAGTTGTTTCGTATTCATTTTTCTTGTGTTCAATTTATGGGGCAACTCTTAAAAATAACGATGATTATTCTGACTTTATCGCTCAAAGTGTCTCAAACATAATAACGAAAGATTCTAACGAATCAACTTATAAAGTCATAATTTCAGGATCTCGACCGCTCTCTATTAAAACAAGGATGGCATTTAACTCTATACCATTCATGAAAATATTAGCGCCAAATTATATGACTCAGGGATCATCATGGGGTATCGCAGATCTAAGCAGGTATATAGACATGGCGTTCGTTCCTGATTCTCAACGATATATTGAAGACAAATGTAATTGGGAGGCCATTGATAAAGGTAGTGTTTATCATGTATTAAAGAAGGATAATTTGTATATGGTAGACTTTAATTACAGGTCGTGTGGTTAATATTAATAAAATAGGCTGAAAAATCCAGCCTATTTAACTTAAAGTTTTATGTATGTTGCTCCAACCTGTAAAAACTCATAAACACCAGGGGAACTTATTGTAGCGACTAACGAAGACTCACTGTAAACCTGAATCGAATGACCGCTAAAATTTACGGTGGACAAATCGACAAGAACTTTTCTTCTTTTCAACAGTGCGAGTGTTTCTTGGGTAGGTAACCCAAGTGTTTTACCACCTGTTAACACGCCACCGAATGGTATGATATTCCTTGAATTATCTGGCCATACAGCAGCATTGTTTACATCACCAAATATTAAAATTTTACCTGCGTCCCTGTAATCTGTTGTGCTATCAAAATAATTTACACTTGAAACTTTTTCGATATCAAACACACCAGCTTCTGCATTAGTATGCACAGGTTGTCCAAAATACGTATTGATAAAATTCAAACGGTTATTTGTTGCCGTCCTGAGTGATAGATGTTCGCTCCCTCCAAAACTACCGCCAGTGCCGGTTGAGTTTCCTGATATAACAGAAGATTTTAATTCATTAGTTTCAATCCATCCATAGTTATCTGTAGAGCCGTCTTCGTCTACTGTTACCATTGAATTTCCTGTTAATGTTAATCCAAATATTGCGCCATCTTTTACATCAATCACAGCTCCCCTTGTCATTTTCTCACTATGCCTCCCAAAAACACATCCGGTAACGGATGCATAGCGCAATCGGGTACATTTAAACAATTTCGGAACGAATGTTTCTGTAACCCAATCAATAGACGTCCATCCAAACTGGCAGCCGCTTACCGTTACGCCCTCTATTTCGCCAGCCAGGATAGTAACCCCATCAAATGGGACGCTAACACTAGCTATGTGCTGCACGTTATTGAGCGCTAGGTTATAGGCGCGTCGGGCGCGTATACCTCGGCGCGTGGAACTTAACTGGATATTACTAAACATCCCGTTGTTTATCCCTTGTTGGGACTCAATGGTTAAGTCGGTGTTGCTGATAAAGTAAACGGCGCCATCTACCAGGATATCAGACCACATCCCCATATTGCCCATAAGAGCGCCTGGCCCAGCCCCTGACCCTAAGCTATGGGCAAAAGCTCTAAACGCGGCTAAAACCCATATGTTATGGATGAACGGGTTTTCAGATACGGCAAGGGTTATAATCGCCGCGGTGTCAAGAAAGCTACCCTCTTCGTATCTTGGGGCGTGACTTTGGAAGAAGTTAACCGTAGTTGCAAGATCTAAATAACTATCACTTCCTACCGGGTGCACGTTAGTTAGAGTTACTGTTCCGTCTCCGTTTCGGGTGACGCCGCCCGCATAATACCCACCGTGGTCGGTAGTGAACTCAAGGAAACTGGTATAAGTAGTGCCGTCGCCAGATTGTGCGCCAAAAGGCCACATGACCGGAGTCCGATTATCCGGCCACGGATCAAATGATAGTGTTACTGTATCTACGGTGTGGCTTACAATTTTTTGACCAGCATTACCGGTCCATTGACGGATCGTAATGTGGTCTATTTCTGTTTGTATAGCCTCGATCACAAGTCCTCTAATACCTAATGCGACAACAAGCTCAGACACGCGACCCATGCTTCCGATGCATGTTTCTCCATAAAGTCTGAAAGATACGCCTCGCCCATCAAGATAAAAAGGAATTACGCATTCAGTAAACAGGTTAACCGAAACTCCGGCGTTAATGCAGAACCTGGCATAACCCACGCGGATTAAGCTGATAACCGCTTTTCTCAGAAGCGCCGAGTCATCCCGCACGCCCCACGCATCGCCGTAGTTGAGCGCAGAGCAAATCTCATAGCCATTGAGCAGCCCTACGCATGACCATTTTGTAGTCTCAACATCCGGGACCTCATCTCCACTGATAGTGTGTGGTAAATCACCGGCCCATACATACCACAATCCATCAAAATAAAGATAAGCATCATTTTTTGATGTGGTACTTAACCCAGAAGTGAAAATTCCTTTTTTAACAAAAGGAGACCGTTGATAGTCGCTATAAACAGTACCACCATATGTTGAACCAACTATTTTATCTCCACCTGGCGATGATAATCTCTGTTCAAACTGATCTGGGTCATACTTAAGTACATTCGGGAAATAGAACTGCTGCGACCCGTTCGCATCATAAACTGCCATTGAATGGCCTTGCACAGTTACGAACTTAGCAATCTGTCCGTTATATACTGGATAGCCGCCTGCATTAATAATGATTGGCTGTGCGGCCTGAACGTGAGTCCCGTCTTCACGCTCTAAATAGACAGGAATCTGATTATCCGGATTGGTCGGGTCAGTATCAATCTGCCCTATATAGATTTTACCGTTAGCCGCCGCTTTGAAAGAACGAGCCATAGTGAAGAGTTGGCTGGGCATCGATACTACGACATTGGCATTAATTGAATCTGACATTTAATGTGCTCCAGATGAAAGGAATCGCCGCAGCGTAGCTACGGCAATGCGTCATTAAGACCACGGTGGTCTTGTAATGGCATACTGCCGGAGTTGTAACACGGTGGTCTTATTGTGGATACAACCAGTAGATCATATGATGCCGATCCACTTACAAAAGTGAGGCATCAAAAATGGGAAGAGATGACCCGCAATTTAACCTCAGGCTACCCTACGAGCTGAAAGAAAAGGTTAAGCAGAGGGCAAAGGCAAACGGAAGGTCACTAAATGCAGAGCTAGTGCAGATAGTGGCTGATTCACTTGAAAAGCCTACGCCTGTAATCGGATACAGGGATGATGCTGAACGCGAAGCAGACATCGTATCCAGAGAAATTCAAGAATTAGTATTCGAAAAGTTGAAAGATTTCTATCGAAAAAAATAGCCCGGCGAACCGGCTTCTATCGAAAAAAATAGCCCGGCGAACCCGGCGAACCGGGCTTTACTCATTTTTTGCAAGCTATATACATGCTTCTTGATATGGTGTTTGTTGCAAATGCGTTGCCAGTACTTCCGTCAATGTTTGCAATAGCTCCCTGATCACTACCAGTGCTAATCAGGTCATAGCCTTTTGAACCACAAAGATCTCCGGCCTTGGCCTGACACATAGCCCATGAACCACCTACTCCAGAGCATTCTATGGTATATGCCTCTCTTCCATCTGGAGCATACGTTTTTGTTGCTGTAGCGCACCCAGCGAGAAATACACAAAAACAGCCAACCATCACACCTTTTTTCATTATCATCACCCAATTAAGTAAGGGATTCAGATAATATATAGATCAAAGAATGATCTCTATTGGTTCCTACGAGGATTTATGAACAGAGACTTATTGAACTTTGCATTCCTTATCTTCGGCATCGTAGTTGGTAGACTGCTATTCGCTTAATGCATCTGATTTAGCGCCTTGAGCAACAGAGTTAACAGCCCGCTCAACTTCGGCTAACGCTTTCTCGAATGCGGTAGAACCACGTGGAGTATTAGCCAGGCGAAGCATTGCATTACGTGCTGGTTTACTCTCATACATTCTTGCCAGCAAACCATACCCGCCACCAACACCTACCAGCGCAGGGTTAGTTACCGTTCCAATACCTAGGATGAACGGTATAGTTTGCTGACCTGTAGGCGTTGTTACTCCTGCCTGACCAGCACGCTTGGTTGACTCAAGATAGTTCTTCAGTCCTTTCAGATACGCAGCATCTCGTCCTTTAAAAGCGATTCCCGTCTGGGTAGACATTAAATTAACCTGGCGTAGGAACTGATCCGGAGAACCGCCTGATTTCTCCATAGCCTTTCCGATGATGCCGTTACGCATCTGAGCGCGTCCCACATGACCGACTGACCGGTACAGATTCTGAACTTCTGATTTGTTCTTGCTGAACAACATGTTGTTGACAACTTCAGGGGTTAGATCCCCTTTCATCAGAACGTTCTTCAAGCGGGTATTCTGGAGCTTACTAGCCTCATCTGCGTATACCGCATTGGCCTGCTTGTATCTGCGCAGAGTGTCGTTTCCAAGGTTCTGGCCAATGGAGTTATCAATGTCTCCTGTCATTGCCCTGTATACACGCTGCACTGCCGCCTCAGCTGGCGGTGGCATTTGTGTCCTTTCTCCTCTGACATCCATCCTAAACTGCGTTCTCAGTCTGCTTAACTGTTCCAGGTTAACATCACCTTTAGCCAATTCATTCCTGTATGCCTGAAGTTTGCTAATTGTATCCGTGTCGGCAACTTGTCCTAATTTTTGCAGTTTTCCAATCTCATCATCTATCTGCTGAATTGCTCGCGTTGGCTGAATGTTGACTCCTGTCATTGCGCTCTGAACTTGCTCAAGACGGTTCCCTGCTGCTTTCCGAATTCCTGATGTTTTTGCCTTCAGGCTGCCAATAACAATTGACGGATCATACTCACCAAACCGTGATGCAAATTCATCTACCAACTGACTGCGAGCTTCTTGCTGATTAGCTCGCATTGAACTTGTCCCGGCAAATGGGATGTTTTCAGCTGTGGTTTGTGCCATGCGCCCGACGCGGGAATTTGGCTGCAAAACGTCAGTTGTATGCAAAGGAACATCAGCAGCATTAGCGAACTGAATAGCCTGCTGCGCTTCTGGTGCGATCGTCCCGCGAATCCCACGATAAGCAGCGCCAGCGGCACGACCTAACTGATTGATTGCCCCGCCTAATGCAACACCAGTTCCTAAGTCTGTTGCCAGTGCTTCTGGATTATCACGCTCACTGTTTGCAGCCAATGAACCAACAGCGTTCTCCGCCAGCAAGCGTGATGCACCCTGAGCAACTCGACCGGCAATAGATGGTGCCTGCGCTGCAATTCTCTCGGCCCCAACAGGAGTCAAATATGGCAGTGCTTCAGAGAAGATTTTACCTTCTGTCGTCTGTGGAGTAAGCGCGCCTTGTTGCAAGCCAAAGTCCTGCTCAAGTCCTTGTGTCGTGACGCGAGGAGCTGGCTGATAAGTTCCGTCACCAATGCCAAGCTTCTGACCAGCCCATGCCCCGACGCTGGCGACAGCATTAGCCATTGATGCCGGGATATTTGCCAGATTAACGCCAGCCTGTAGTAATCCACGCCCAGTCTCTGCAGCAGCATTGCCAAGGTCAGAAATGAAGCCACCTTGTTGCTGTGGCTGGCTTTCTGGGGGCGTAGATGTGCCCTGCTGTTCCTGCTGTGCAGACTGTCCAGCAAAATACTCATCGATAGCCGATCCAATATCCTCAGTGCTTGTTCCTTCTGGGAATGTGAATGTCTTACCGTTGGCTGTAACTTTCATTATTCCACCGTGAATTGAATGCCGGATTTAGACGTGTAGCTTCCTCCGACTGATTGCTGAGTCGCTGGCTGCTGCCTTGATGATTTCTGCCCACCATTATCAACATTAACGTTGTACTGCTGGTTATAATTGTTGGTGTATTCCTGAATCTCACGAATAGACTGCTGCATAGCCTCCGGGCTTGAGTAGTCAACCTGCGGCATCCCCTGAAAATACATCTTCGCTTCTGCAATGGTGTTGATACCGCTAGCGCCCATATCTCTTGCTGCTGCCACGCCCTGATTCTGCATTCTTCCCTGAATACGTTGTGCGGAGTTATATAACTGGCGTTGCTCTTTTCCTGTGAGTCGGCTGCGAACATCTGCACCAATTGCCGGATTTCCTGCTCCGCCAGTCATGCCAGTCATGAAATCGAGAGCAGAAGCATCTGCATTTGCGATTGCGTCAATGTCTTTCTTCATCGCGTAGTTCTGTGCGCTTGCTGCAGACGTTGGAGGTGCTGCAATAGCACTTGCCGGGACACGAACCATATTGCCGTTATCGTCAATACCTTCGTAAAATGCATTAGCCCCTGCGCCGTGAAGTTTTCCGTCAATGTTGACTGTTCTACCATCTGCAAGCTGAACGACCCGATTCCCGTCGACTCCTGATATCGTTCTGGAGTTTGCCCTTTGCATTGCCAAATCCTGGCCGCGGCGGGCTGTAGAGGCTGACATGTCTTGTCCGCGCATAGTAATATTTTGCCCGCGAGCCTGAAGTCCTTCCCCTGCTTTATTGCTGCGGATTGTTTCAGCAAGTCGACCTCGATCAATCTCGCGACCTGTCAACTTGTCCTGAATATCAAAATACTTTTCTGGTCCTACCGCGTGCATCCCAATAAGGTCTGTTAACTGCGTGAAGCCTTCAGGGCTTTGTTGATATGTCTGCCATGCCTGTTCAGGAGATACGCCAATTTGCTGCAGCGTATTCTGGTGAGTGGCAAGCTCTCGCATCACCGCTTCAGGCCCCTGAGCGGCGGCAATATTCAATCGTGCAGACATATCGCCCATCGCCTGATTTCTGTCAGCATCAACAAACCCCATGCCCTGACGAATTGTTTCAATCTGGTCTGGATTGGTGGCCGCAAGTTGACGCAAGGCGTCGCGATCACCTGCCGCATAAGCCTGACCGAAAGCTTTTTGAAAGTCAGAAAGCCTCTGAGCAGCCTCATTCTGCTGTATTGCCTGGCCAACTGCGCCAAGCCCCTGAGCAAGTTGAACTCCAACGTTTGGGCGCTGGCTGAAGTCGTAACTGGATAATGATGGTTGTCCGGGCGAGTTCTGGTTCGCTACCTGCATTGATGGCAACCCGGCGAGTTGAAATGTAGCCACGATAACTCCTTAGAAGAGTGAGCCAAGCAATCCGATACCTGCGCCAATACCAGCACCCCATGGCGTCGATGCACCAAGCATCCCGGCAAGGCCAGCTCCTGCAAGAGCACCACTTGTACCACCGCTAATGGCACTTCCAAGCGTGGATTGACCAGAACCCTGAGAGCGGATAGCCGCCATCTGTTGCGCAAGATTGCCTGCGTTATTTGCATAGTTCTGTCCAGCCGATGCCTGTCCTGCTGCCGCAGACTGACCAACGTTTAACAGGTTGCCATAGTTTTGCATCTGCCCTGACAACCAGTTCTGCCCGAGCGTTGGTGCAATGGATGCAATTTGGTTTGATGTTGCTGTAGAGCCAAGACCACCTGTCGCCTCGGCAGCATTCAGGCTTTGATAGCGAGCCTGATCAGCCAACTGTTTATACTGGTCTGAGTTGTAATACTGATTGAGAGCGCTATTCTGACCTTCCAGCGTTGATAGCTGCTGAATCTGCTGGAGAGCCGGCAAACCTGCGGCGGCGTAAGGTGCCAACTGCTCCATCACACGATTGAATTGTTGGTTTTGCAGGTCTGCTGCGTACTGTGTTGCTTTTGCGGCTTCTTTTGCCCCGCTGCTTGATGAGCCACCTTTACCGCCTTTTTCAGGATAATAAGGTTCCTCACCGCGCAGTTTCCTGCCCAGCGTAAATGCATATAACATGTTTATCTCCCGTTATTCAGGAAGTCGGTTAACTCTTCTCGGGTGGCGGCGTAAAAAGTCACGTCATCTACGCCTTTGAAGTATTTCTTGATGGTTCCTACACGCTTAAGGCCAATCATTGCGCAGTACATCTGACCGTGGCGAAATTTGCGTGCAGCAAATGATGTAACGCACTGAACGGTGGTATTGGTAAGAATGTATCGCCAGAACGTCAGCCCGATTTCCTTACTGAATCCGCGAATCTCAGGCAGGTACATGGCGTGGCAGTCAAAGGTCAGCGGCTGAATCTCGTTGTAATACACGATGCCACCGAACTGACCATGTACGCTCACCTCAAAGTAACGGCACTCAGGCTTGTAGTCGTATCCGTCACCGTTGTTGCTCCCGGCGATGATGTCGGGATGGTTGCCGACAGTTTCTATCAGGTCGATGTTTCTGGTGGGAGTGAGTGTAATCATCAGTTGATCAATCCATGAGTTCGTATTGCATCTTCGAGAGCTTTTATACGCTGTCGCGCTTGCTGCAATCCGGTAGCCATAGCTGATACCTCAGACTGTGTATATGTGGCACTGACCGTGTATGCCTGGTTAGCGTTGAATGCACCGAGAAGCGCAGCGCCTGTTGCTGCTGTCCATCCGGTCTGTCGAGCACCGATAACTTTAGTGCCGCCAACTGAATAGGACGTTGTCACGTTGAGAGGTGACGCCAGCGATTGTGTTGCGGTGGCTGTTTTCGATACGTAATCAGTCTGCAATGCAGAAATATTTCCTTCCGCCGTCGTCACCCTGCCATCAAGAGCACTAACATCAGCCCGCAAGGTAACTATTTCGCCTTCAGCCATGGTTAGCCTGACATCCAGCCCTGCAATTGCATTGGTATTTGCAGTAATACGGATTTCATGGTCATCTACGTCGATGCGTAACTGCTGAATTCTCGCTTCATGGTCTGCAATCTCAACATCCTGCTCATCGTTCTTCACCTGCGCGTCATAGGCACCTTGCCCTGCTTCATTTGCCTTTCCCGCAATAGCGCCAACGTCAGTCCCCTGCGCGATTACGTAGAGCAGATAGGACCGGCTGAAGACGTTGCGGGGGAGGATAGATGCATCAAGACGAGTGGCCTGGATAACAACGGGATTATTAAGTGACGGGTCTGCCATATTTTACTCCAGACGAATTTGACACCCGGATAGTGTTACTGGTGATTTGGTGATTACACGCAGTTTGAATCCGATTAATCGACGAATGCGCCCAACACGTTTCCAGATAACACGCTTGTCGTACACAAACGGCTCATTTTGTTCAATCATCTGCTCTCGACCATAGTTGATTCCGTCTGTTGTTGCAGACAGGAACAGTCGGTCAGCGTATTGCGCAACGCCTGTCGAGGATTCAACTTCCAGATCGAAGCATCTGGCGTTATCAGCCTTGAAGATGGGAGTAAACAGCAGATGTTCTTGCTGCTTGTCGTACTGACTACTAATGTCGAATTGCAACTGCCCTGTCACTGCTTCTGATTTATCGCCGCACGTTATCTGGTTGCCTTCGTACATGAAGTCGATGGCGCGATAAACATCGTCGTATAAACCTGTTTTCAGTACGCACCATTGCGGCCCGTTCTGGCTTGATGAGGCATCGTAAACCAGCACATGACGCGGGAGATGGATAATCAGCAGTTCATGAGAATCGAAGCGCAAAGTTTCCATTATACCAGTCGCCAGTTCTTCAGTGGTGTATGAGCGGATAATTTTCTCAATACTGGCCGTCGCAATTGGTGAAGCCTTCCCTGACCCGATGATGTAGACAGAGGGTGCTCCAGTAGCCGGGTGACTGATGAATGCGTATGAATCAGCGAATGGCGTTTTACAGTATGTTCCGGCAATCCCCTTCTGTACCATTAACGATGGCTGTGCGACATACAACGCAGCGCCAACGGTGGTTGCGCCTGTCAGGGAGAAATACTCTATCGTCGATGAACCAAAGCAGACGATAAAGTCTCGCCACGTTCCGATGCCAATGATGCCGTCCGGCTGCGATTCTGCGCGATATTCTGCACTGTAGCGGTCAGGATGCGATTCATCTTCGAGGTCAGTGATAAACCATGAATCAGTGCCGTCTTTTGACCACGCATAACGCCCACGTAAGCGCGTAATGTCGCGCACTGAACCTAACTCATACTGCGTGAATCCGCTGTCTGCAGGCCAGTTTGAGACGGTTTTAACCGTGCCATCATAGCGATACTCGACCAGTTGACCATTAACGCCTACCGCCTGTGATGTCCGACCATGTGCCATTGATACGCGACCGCTTCCAGCTACATCACCTACTACGGTTTCCCCTTTGTAGAGCTTGCTGCCTAAAACGCGATATACGGCGTTCTGCGCGGTATTGTATTCAACACCACGCGATACACCATTTACATCGTTGCGCTTCGCTATGCCTGGGAATGAGCGTAAATAACCCGATGAGTTGAGGACTTCTTTCGGCGTAGCCAACATATTGATTGGTAGGTAATCAATGTAGTCGGTATTCTTGAAGTCTTTACCCATTCCCTTCATCATGGGGAGTTGTTGAATCGGCATTCTGCTCTCCGGGGGAATAATGCCATTCGTTCAGATTGGCGAAACTGTTTCCACTGCCTGTCGGCATGCGTGACGGGTAAGGCGCTCGTTTGGATCTGGAAATGGCGGTTTGCTTATAGAGAAGCTCTTTTCCGTATTTAGCAGTGGCGATAATTTTGGCAGTAGCCTCAAGCGCATAATCAGGAGCAATGCGGCAGGCCAGATTATGGAATACGGCGCTGACTGCACTGGAACGAAGGCCATGGTCGTCACCTTCAGCAGGAGGATTGTCATCATCTGAGAATACATAGCCGGTAATGATGCCTTTCCCGTCCTGATACCACTCCGCCATCATCGCTTCCAGATCATCAACGGCATCCTGCATAGACTGAGGTTCGACATCGGTAAGGGTTGCATCTGATGCCACGCCCAACTTACGAAGCGCAGCCCTGACCAGATCGCCTTTAGTCTTTATCTGCATCGCTTACCGCCTTAGGCTTGCGGCCTTTGCGTGGCTTAACATCATCTGCTTCCACGGGCAGCAGCTTTGATGGATGATCAAGCCAGCCATCTTTGACATATTCCGGAAGTTCGCTGGAGTCGATGACCTTCATCTGAGCCATGACGCCCCATACCATGATGCTTCCACCGGGCTTATAGATTGCTATTTTCATAGCCACTCCATAAAGAAAGGGGCCGCAGCCCCTGTTAGTTACGCAGTCTGACCAGGCAGGCCAACACCTATTGCTTCCGGTCGTGTCGCGTTTACGCCGTACCACAGCGCAATACGGCACAGGCCGGACAGGGTGGAAATATCACCCTGCGTAGCGAAGATACCGTTCAGGCCAACATCAGGGATGCTGAATGAGGTAGTTTTCATACCTGCAAAAAGTTCATGGTTAGCCGGAATCGGCTGAGACACGATACGAATAGCATCGTCAGCCCAGAACACATTAGTGCGAGCGTCTTTAACGTTCAGAATGTTCACTGCCATTGCATCAGCCAGCGAGGTATTAACGTTGGCGTAGGCGCGTTGCTCAGGAGACAGGGAAACATCATTCAGCGCAACTGGCTTCGGCGTAATTTCAACGTGAGTAGCGTCAACAACACGGACCACGGAGAAAGTCGCGTCCTGCGCCAGCACGTTCTTAGCCATCTGACCGAGGAACTTAACGCCAGCAAACGAAATTTTGTCGCCGCGCTTCAGGCCGGTAGTTGCAGACAGGGTGACGGTAGCAAAACGGTTATCAACGTTAACTTTGTTGCCATCGTTATCCAGTTGCCATGCGACAGGCTTGAAGGACTGCGCACCGGATACAGTGATGCCAGTTGCGGTGGATTTGGTCAGCACAGGAAGTTTCGGAGAGCGCAGGACATCATCGAAGCCAGCGACCTGACGCTGAATGGTGCCATCGCGGTATGCTTCTTCAGGGATGCGCCCGAAGATATCACGCTTGGTTAGGTCATAACCCGCCTTTTTGTAGTCCTGTGGGTTGAAGAAGTACGATGTCCCCATGTCGCGGTTAAGTTCGCGGGAGAACATCAGTTCTTCTGCATCGGCCACAAAGTTCCAGGCATCAGCGGTATTGGTGCCGATTGCATCCGGCGAAGTGATAACCAATGACCCCATCTCGGCGGCCATGTTTGCGACTTTCAGCTCAACGTTGTTAGCCAGTTTGCGAGCTGCTGACTGGATTCGGTGACGATACGCAGTCTCGTCTCGCAAGTCATCTGCGCGTAACTGGAAGAAGTCGTTATCCGGCTCTCCCATGTTTACCGCGACGTTAAGCTCCAGTAACCCTGTCGCTTTATCAGTTAAATCCCAGCCCTCCTGAGTGGGGGATTCCTGCTCTACAGGCATCCATATGGTATTACTGGAGCGCTGCATAGAAGCAGCAGGCGGGGTGTATTTCTTGGCTTTCTGCGCCATTGGAGTGATTGCGGAGATGGTTTCAATAATCTCATCCACCGCCAGTGTAACAATTTGACCTTCGTTCAAAGCCATTATCGGATTCCTTTAAGTTTTGCCTTTAGCTTGCGGTAGGTTTCCACATCTCCCTTGCTCGCAGCCGCATCCATCTGTTTACGAATGGCATCTTTATTTGCTGCGCTGACATCACCGGTAATCGTCTGGTCAGCAGGGGGAGCGGAAGAGATTTGTTTACCGCGAGGCTTGAGAGTTAAGCGTTCGGATAGTCGAGTGAGTTCAATCAGCGCGGACTGCCCATCCATCGCCAGCAACTGGCGGGCTTTCTCCGGGTTTGCACCAAGGTGGTACATGAGCGCGGCGGATTTCTCGGGGAACAGACGCATGATGTCAGCCCCAACAGCAGGCGGAACAATTTGCATAAATGCGTCTTCTTTCTCCTGATAGTCAGGGATGTTGAGTTTCTCCGCCGCGTCGTAGTGTTTGCGGGCAGCCTCGACGTATTGCGCTGATTGCTGGGTATACTCCTGAGTCTTTCGACCCTGTTCTGCTACTGCATTACTGCGGGCATCCTGCGCTTTCATCAGCCATTCGGTATTGGCAGCATTGAAAGCAGCAAGCGCTCGGCTGTTGTCGTAGTCATATTTCTCCAGGCCTTCTTCTGACAGATAGGCGTTAATGTCCGGCTGAGGAGGGAAGTCAGGGTTTACCCGTAAACTCTCCGGCAATTCTCCGCGTTTAACTGCCTCCATCTGCTGCTCAAGCTCGCGCTGTCGTTTGCGCTCGATGCGGCGGCGGGCGAATTCTGCGTTCTTTGCCGGGTCTTGTTTTTGTGCTGTCTCATCGTCCTTCAGGACAATCTCAAAGCCCTCTTCCTGACCTGCACTGTCGTTGGCATTATCGACAACTAAGCCATCAGCAGATGCCGCTGCATGATCGCCGGACAGGGTTAAGTCTTCAGTTGCCTGAATTTCGGTGGTTGGTTCCATGATTAACTCTCTCTTATTGAGGTGTCTCGGCTACACTGCCGGAAGGTTGATTTTGTCTCTGCGATTGCAGGATATTGGCAATGTCCATTCGCTGCTTGTGCGTCTGTTCATCGCCTTTAAGGAGTAACTCAGCATTTGCGCGAGCGTCTTCGCTGCGGTCCTGCTGGAATGAGGCAACGGTTTTAAGGAACTCTCTAAACTCAGATTGTTTACTGAGGTCCATGTTGTTGAAGATTTCTGCGATTCTGGCAGCGTTAAGCTGGTTCTGCGCTTCGACTTTAGCTGCATCGATTTGCAGGGACAGCGTCTGGTTCTGAGCTTTAGCCAGTTCAGCCTGCCCCTGCAGGAGTACGCCCTGCGCCTGAACCATTGCCGGGTCTTGCTGTCCTTGTTTGGCCTGCTGCGCTTCGACAAACCATTGCTGCTCTTCAGGTGTTTCCGGCTTCTTAACGCCCATCTGAATAAGCTGCTTATTGGCATAGTCACGCATCATCTCGACACCTTTACCATCAAGCAGGGTGAAGTACTGAAGCAACAGCAGTTGATATTCTGGCGTTCCCTGTGGCGTCTTGCCGAGCAACTCAAGAATTTCTGCACGGTTTTGCTGCTTCATGGACTGGAATGATGGTCCAACATCCGTGTAGCATTCATAGCGCCCCCTGATATCGTTCAGTACCTGCCGCTCACCAGTGGCAAGGTCAACAACCTCAGCCATTAGCTGAACCTCTTTTTCACTGCCATCCTCAAGGGTGATTGTCACGTTGCGAGGAATATCGTAGATGTCGTTAACTATCGACTGGTAAATCTCACCGTCACGGCGCATAGCGGTAGCCAGATTATCCTGAAACACGTATGTCTCAAGGTCAGCGCGCATGTTTAGCTGGTTAACAGTGTCGTAGGCTACCTGTCCACCGTTTACCGCCTCTGCATCAACACCTAGCGTCGCGACCTCTTTCACTGCCGCGGTGGCTGCTTCCAGCATGTAGGCGTTGGCTTGCGGGACCTCCGGGTTTTCGTAATATGCCAGCGGCTGAGTTGGCATTTCTCCATTGTTCTCATCCATGCGATTGAGCAGGTAATACGGGTAATCGTCGTTACCGTCATACATATGCTCAAAGCCTGCAATCTGCTCAGGCCAGAAGAAAGGCTTCTTCTTCGGGGTGCGGGCCACGATGTCGGCGTTGAACGACATAATCATGTTGCGCAGACGCTGACCGTCTTTTGTCAGGCGGACGACACCCTCATACACTTCTTTATCTTCAACGAAGCCCCACTCTCCGAATACCGGAACAATGGGGATATGTTCGCCAGCAATGAGCTGCTTGTCTTTGAGTACAGCAGTGCAGGTGATAATCGATTTGTATACCCGGCGACGCTTAATCTGGCGCTCTGCAATTTTGATAAATCCACTATCAGCCAGGTCATCGATGACGTCTTTAATATCGCGCTTAAAGTAGCTTACCGGCTCACCCGTAACCGGGTCTTGGTAGATAAACGCCGTCTCTTTCTTCTCGACCACTTCGTAAAACTCAGCGATCTGAATTGTGTCCTGCGTCAGCCATGGAAATACCCAATCGTTGGGGTTCTGGAATGATGGAATATCATCCGCATCGAGGTCGTATTTTTCTGCGAAATCCTCCCAACCATTCTGGCTCATTGAGTGGATAACTGTGCAGTGACGGGCGTCAGACTTATCCATCAGCTTGCTGTTGCTGTCCCATATAACATGGGAACAGGCACTATGGATAGGCTCTCGACGGATAACCTGATTGTTGCTCGTTGGACTTTGGTCTTCGTAGTCAGTGACCAGACGCCACGCACCTACACCTGCTTCAATCTGCTCACGAACAGCGACGTTGACCGCGATTTTTGCCGTATTGTGTCGCATGTCTGTGCGATACATGCCCATCAGCACATCAGCAGCGTCAGGGCTTGCTCCGTCCTTGGGTCGATACAGAACATCAATAGGGTTCTGACGCATCTCAGAAACGAGCTTGCGTACTACAGGACGTACTACGTCGAACTGCCCGCGATATTGCAGGGTTGTGTATTGTGATAGCCAGTCATCCCATTGGCTGATCCGACTAAAGAACAGGTCGTTCTTTGCCTCGCGTCTGGCTTCATCGCTGGCTGTCCAGTCCGCATCAAAGCGCGACAGGATGCTCTCCAGCCTGTTTTCATTGTCGGCCATTATCGTCCTCTGCGTACTGGTCTAATCGGTGCGGGAATTGCTTTTGAAGGTTTGTTTTTAACTACCGGGAATGCAAACGTCAGCGCCAGTGCATCGGCCCGATTGGGTGATGGAACGCCACGGCGTTTCATATCGTCTTTCGACTCCAGAACAATCTTACCGTCTAGCTTTACTTTGTATTCAGGGGCGACAATCTCATCAGCGGTCTGCTGGTCATCAATGCTTCCGCCTTCATTCAGCCAGGATTTCATTGCGTTCCACATCTCGCCGCGCTTATTGAGCATCGCCGGGTCTTTCGATTCTCCCGCGAAGCTCACGAGTTGCCACTTTCTGCCCCACGACTTGCCAACAGAATGAATCCCCGTACCGTAGCCAAAATCGATGAATACCGCGTCAGCTTTGTGCTCATCTTCGATAGCAGCCACTACCTGCGCAAACTTCACATCGTCGTCTGTTTTAGGATAAGAACCTAAAAGCCTTGAATAAAGCCCCTGCCGCAGATAGATACACGCCTCATCACTGCCTGAGTATGCCGGGTCAACGCCGATAATCTTTGGAGCGAATCCATATTGACTGTGCTCCAGCCTTCTGGACATACCGGCATCAGCATAGCTTTGGGGAATAAATTGCAGGTCAGACGCAGACGGGAAGAGGCCACGAACGCGCACTTTGAAGAAGTCGCTATCCTCACCGTAATCGTTCCGCCATTCTTCAATAAGCTCTTTGTTCGTCATCTTCGCCAGACGGCTATCAATCTGCTTGCGTCTCCAGCGATGCTTGAACTTACGGAAACATTCACGGAAACGCCCGGTGTTACGTGTCGGGTTGCCGAACGCGAACCAGAAAGGCTCTCCGTCTGTCAGTCCTCCCTCTGCCACCTCCCAAATCTTGTCAGGCACCGCCGAGGCTTCATCGAAGACGTAGAATGGGCTCGAGTTTGCTGCATGAAGACCAGCAAATGATTCGCTGTTTTCTTCGCGGCAGGTTTGCCCGTCGCAACGCCATGACTCCATGTGATCTACATGGTAGATGTTCATGTTGCCTTTGCCGTTGTTGTATTCGAACCAGTGCCCGGTGATACAACGCTTCTTCCATTTTCCCAGCTCGCCCCATGTTTTGGTTCGAAGCTGCTCTGAGGTGTTAGCTGTTACAACACCCTTGCAGAACGGGCGGGTGCTCATGATGTAGAGAATTACCCATGCAGTGAGCGCACTTTTCCCGATGCCGTGTCCTGAGCTTGTTGCACAGCGGTATGCTTCTACCGGCTTTATACCATCAAAGTTATTAGTGCGAATCGCCTCACCCCAGTCAGTGAGAAATTCTCTCTGCCACTCATCGGGACCATCGAAGCCATCAAGCTCGCCAACTCCCCACTCAAATGCATACATCACAAATCCGAGTGGGTCATAGAAGAATCGCCCCATATCGTCGGCAAGCATTGCCTCAAATTCTGATGACATTACTCACCCCTTGCGCGTTTGCGGGCCTCCTGAATGCGCTGAATCAGGCTAACCTCTCCGGTGTGCTCCACTTCCTGTTTGTCACGCCATTTATCTCGCTGCCTGTTCTTAAGCCAGAAAATAGCAGCAGCCGTATCTGGTGGATAATGTTTCACAGTAGGGGTTATGACGATCGAACCATCGACAGCGCGAATATCATCTTCTGGGTGTTCGTACCCGGTGGCGCGGTGGAATAACTTTGCGGCGACTTCACTGTCCGCAACAGCTTTACCCTTTTTTATGGACTCAAGAAAAACAGGATGCGCGTGCTTCCAAGCGTTGATTGTTTGCTCGCTAACTTCAAAGAAAGAAGCTAATTCCGCATCTGTATGCCCTAACAGACAAAGTTTTCTCGCCTGCTCGGCATACTCTGGTTTGTAAGCCGATGGACGACCAATTTTCTTCTCTTCAGCCGCCATATCATTTCCTCGTTAGCTTCCTTGGGTAGTTGCGATAGTCACGTTAGCAGAACCATCGAATGACGTTGAACCTGTGACAGCGCCGGTTAGTGTGATAGTGCGAGCAGTAGATAACTTATCCGCCGTCTCTGCATTCGTTACTGAACCGCTTGCGGAAGTGTACTTAGCTTCAAATGCTGTCTTGCTCATATAGAGCAGCTCGCCGTACTGGCTTCGAAACAGATATCCACCAACCTCCGGCTTGAATACGGCTACTGTTTGCGCTGACATGTACTGGTCAGCATACGGGCCGTCGAATTCTGCGTTTGCACTTCCGTCATTAGCGTATTTGATAGCTTTAATCGGAAGAGCAGACACATATATACCGTCAGCATCTTTGTAGAGAGGCCATTCTGGCGTGAAGTTTGGGTTTGCCATGATTATGCTCCGGCAGTGAATAGGTCTAACGCTTCCCTCGATTTACGCACCGCTTCGATAGTGCGGGTCGTGATATCCGAATTAGCGCCGCCTGACTGGAAGTGAATTTTGAATAGCTCAAGCTTCAGTTCGTCAGTGCCAATGAATTGAAATGCTTCTTCTGCGGCTGCGTTCTGGTTCATGACCAGCTTGTAAATCTCTAACTGGAATTTCTGTTCTTCAGTCATGGGAATAATCTCTGCCATTGTTGGCTCCGTTTATCCGTTAAAAGGGATATCAGTTAAGTTATCCCGTGTAGGGTATAAGCCATTATCAAAGCCACTCTGTAAGGAATGGCTTTTGTGATGGCAATAAAAAAGGCCGCCTGAGCGACCTTTCATTTTTCATCCGTTTTAATCATCTGGGTAATTAAGCGGCATCCAGTGTGTAACCTTGCCTGCTCCTGAATCGATGAATGCCTTGGTTCTCTGCCAGTGAGAGCCCATACATGATAGTTTGAACACGTCACCAGTATCAGTAAGAGCTATAACCTCTTTAGACCACATCCCTTCTTTGCTTTCTGGCAAACTGACATCAACACTAATCCAATCATCAGCATTCATAGTGATACTCCCAACGCCATTTTGTTGGAGAATCGCAAAGACGCCCACTAACCAATTCTTTCACATTAACCCGGACTAATCGGTAGCGCAAATCCTTCACTGGAGACATCGGGGCTTCAGATAGAAGTTCCACACGCCCACCTTCAATCGTAGACCGATTCGGCATATACAGAATATCAAGTTCAGGTATTCCATTAGTATCTACACCGCAATCGTAAACCTGCTCATCATAAGGACCACCGACCAATGGTATTTTCATAACAACCTCGTCTAGTTGTTCGTCATTGAATCAGTGGCAGGCGGTGACGATGCCGCTTTTCGGGAGCTACCCTAGCCACTGCTTTATTCTATCCGATGTCTTTCCATCAGTCCGCCACCACAAAGAATCTTTTTTGCCATAAGGCAGGAGGTTCATCTTTCAGTGGCTGCCAGTGTTATTTCCCCACTTACTGGCTTGGGTTGTTTCGTGGTACTGCCGTAATGTACAAACTGGATTAACCAGCAGAATCACACCATGCCGGGCAAATACATTTGCACTTCATTTGCCGCTCTCTCACGTGCAACATGAAGCAATCTTTTTCGACCACCAACTCCCCACTTAGCCATTTGACTTGCGCACTGGCTTATCGCTTTGGTTTCAGTGTTGATGATGTGGTCAATTTTGTTCAGGCGAGACATGGCACCAACGCCGAGACGGACAATCGTTTTGAAAACTTCATAAACTTCGATTTCAAATTCCGGCTTAATCCATGCTGCATATCTGATTGCCAGTAGTTCAACGCCCCACACACCAGGTTCGGCACCACCTTTAATGATTTTAAGTGGTTGAATTTGTTTCAAAGTGCTTTTTTGCACTTGTTGAATTTGTTTCAAAGTGCTTTTTTGCTTTTTTGCACTTTGACCTCCAGTGCTTTTATGAAGCGTTTTATCTGCGCACTACGCAAAAACTGGCTTGGGCGCTGTTGTTCTGTAGCCTCTCCGTTTGCAACTGCAGCTGCATGGAGATCGTTTAAGTTGTAGCGTCCGTCCTCATCAACACGAACGGACACACCATTGACCATAACTGTTGGGTACTTCATCAGTGATCACCTTTAAGTGATGAACCTTGTCACACAGGATTCCGGCCCACAGAATGGCACCGATCACCAAACCGGCATCCTCAAGGGTCATCCTGAAAGGTTCTGTGTTCAGTAGTCGCGCGTGTGAAGCGCATTTACTGCGGATATAAAAATGCCCCGCATTACGAGGCATTTTCATGAAAGTCACTTGTCAAATTTCTATGTGATGGAAATTATTTCAGGCATTGCGTCCCGATGTACTCCTGAAGCGTTCTCAGTGCTGCTTGGTCGCTGATGATTCCGTCCCGGATACCGAGAACGTTTCGTCCAGCAACTGGAGAGAGTTCGACGGTGGCATCATTGCCCATGCCGGAGGCGCTGGAGGTTTCGGCTGAGGATGACACAGGGCATTTTCCTTTGACGAGCACCCGACCACCATTATCAAGCTTGCGCCGAAGAGCATCATTTTCAGCTTTCGCATCAGCTAACTCCTTCGTGTATTTAGCATCGAGTTCATCAGCATCACGCTGGCGCTGCTGCATGTCAGTAATGGTGGTGGTCGCCTGCTTCAGCTCACTGACTTTTTTATCACGCTGCTCTTTGTAGGTGATGGCGTTATCACGGTAATGATTAACAGCCCACCCCATTGAAACCAGCAGGCAAATAACCACAGCGCAGATGATTGCGGTTAACCGACTCATGACATCAACACCCCAACGGCCAGAAACCACGGCCACGCATCGTTGCCATTAAATGCGAGCAACGCTGCCATGAAAAAGCAAATCATGTTCATTGCTGCCCCCACAAACAGACTTCACGCTCAATCTCACGGCGAGTCATCAGCCCTTTCCATTGCTTACCGCCAGCGTACGTCCAGCGACGTAACTGGTCACATGCGCCTTTGATATCACCCTGATTTATTTTGCGAAGAAGTGTCGATGTTCTGAAGTTTCCTGCGCCAACATTGTAAACGAACGAGTAAAGAGCTCCGCGCGTTGTTTCCGGTATATCGACTTTGATGTACGGGTTAATTTGCCTGGCGACAGTGGCGAGGTCTTTATTCAGGAGGGCTTTGCATTCTGCTTCGGCATACGTTTTACCAGGCATGATGTCTTTTCCGGTGTGTCCATAACACACAGTCAACACACCAACTACGTCCTTATATGGTTTGTATCTGACACCTTCCAGACCATCGTTACTACTGGGGCCAGCGATTAACACAGATGCTATGGCAATAGCCCCGCCACTTATCGCCGCTATTACGCTATTTCGTAGTGCCGGTGACATTGCCATTCAATCTGTCCTCACGCTCTTTGCGTTTGTAGTACCAGTTGATGCCAAATGTGCCGACAGTACAAAGAATACCAATGATTACAGCCCAGTCATTCAGGGAGAGAATGCCACCCATCGCAGTCAGTCCTCCGAAGCTGTAACTGAACCATTCTCTGATTTTGTCCATACGGTACATGCTCTACCCCTTCATTGAGGGGATTTGCTCTATTTAATTAGGAATAAGGTCGATTACTGATAGAACAAATCCAGGCTACTGTGTTTAGTAATCAGATTTGTTCGTGACCGATATGCACGGGCAAAACGGCATGAGGTTGTTAGCGCAACCTCCTGCCACCCGCTTTCACGAAGGTCATGTGTAGAAGGCCGCAGCATAACTATCACTGATGAATTCAGGATAGCCATTGGCTACGGCTCAGTTATGGTGCTGGTTAACGGACTTGAACCGCTACCCATTCGCTTACAAGGCGACTGCTCTACCATTGGAGCTAAACCAGCATATTTGGCGGGACAGCGTGGACTCGAACCACGATAAGAAGGTTAACAGCCTTCCGTAATGACCTTTATACGACTGACCCAAATAAAAAAATCCCGAAACCGTTATGCAAGCTCTAACTACTACCTGCGAACTGTTTCGGGATTGCATTTTGCAGACCTCTCAGCCTGCGATGGTTGGAGTTCCAGACGATGCGTCGAAGTGACCAACTAGGCGGAATCGGTAGTAAGCGCCGCCTCTTTTCATCTCACTACCACAACGAGCGAATTAACCCATCGTTGGGTCAAATTTACCCAAGTTTATTCATAAAGTCAATATCATGCCGTTAATATGTTGCCATCCGTGGCAATCATGCTGCTAACGTGTGACCGCGTTCAAAATGTTGTCTGCGATTGACTCTTCCTTGTGGCATTGCACCACCAGAGCGTCATACAGCGGCTTAACAGTGCGTGACCAGGTGGGTTGAGTAAGGTTTGGGATTAGCATCGTTACAGCGCGATATGCGGCGCTTGCTGGCATTCTTGAATAGCCGACACCTTTGCATCTTCCGCACTCTTTCTCAGCAACTCTCCCCCACTGCTCTGTTTTGGCAATATCAACTGCCCGACCTGTTCCGTGGCAATCTCTGCATCTTGCGCCCGGCGTCGCGGCACTACGGCAATAATCCGCATAAGCGAATGTTGCGAGCACTTGCAGTACCTTTACCTTAGTATTTCCTTCAAGCTTTGCAACGCCACGGTATTTCCCCGATACCTTGTGTGCAAATTGCATCAGATAGTTGATAGCCTTTTGTTTGTCGTTCTGGCTGAGTTCGTGCTTACCGCAGAATGCAGCCATTCCGAATCCGGCTTGTGATTGCGCCATCCCCATAGCAGCCATCACATCAGTACCGGAAAGAGAGTCAGAAGCCGTGGCCCGTGGTGAGTCGCTCATCATCGGGCTTTTTGGCGAATGAAATTTAGCTACGCTTTCGAGTCTCATGGCCTTCCCCTTTTGCCCTGTTTGACCATCAGGACGCCGTTAACTATTACGTGACGCTCGCCTTTGCTGTCTCGGTTGTACTTGAGCACTGTTCCTCTTGCGCAGGAAAGCATCCTCGCCACTTCGGTCTGATTGCCTCGTGTCTGGATAAGAAGCTCTGGTATCGTTTGAATTGTGGCGTTCATGCGTTCTCCAGTTCGGTGATTTTTATTCCAAGCCTTCCGCCTGGTACTTTCACACCACGAATTACGCGAATGTCATCGAATTGCTCGTCGTCTTCCGCAAATCCGGCGTGGATAAGGGAGTCGAGTAAACCTTTCAGGATGTTATCGAGGTCGCGGCGGCGGGAGTCTGGAACGTCTGCGATGACTTTGATGCGGAGTCGTGATTTGGTGAAAATATCTAACTTGAGTTGGCGGATGATTTGCTGAACGTCTTTTCGGTATTTCTGGCCTTTATCGCTGATGTAGTATTGGCTTCCCCGTCTTCGCCAGTAGGTGTTCACCGACGGCGGGTAAGGAAGTACAAACTGATATTCATTCATGACTTAATCTTCCCCTCCTTCACCAGTATCGCCTGCGTCCTGATCACGCCTTCGAGGTGGTAAAGTCTGGCGTCTTTGTTGTCGAGATTATGGGTGCGTCGGTCGATTTCATCGTGACACGCGCTACAAGCCCATGCGCCGATCAGGTCGTCAGGCTTCATTCCCGTTCCGCAAATTCCAGCCATCCGGTAATGTGCCAGAACTGTAGTTTCAGGATTGCCATTGCATACGCCGTAAATACGTACCTGGCATTCTCTGCCACGTGCTTCTTTGCGTAGATTAGCCATTTGCCAGCTCCTTCTGTTGCTCATCTTCGTGAGAGAAGTCTTCTCCGTCGATTGGCATGAGTTCATCACTGTAAAAATAAGAGAAACCACCTGAAGGCTCGTTTGTATAAATCGATACATCGCCTTTAACTAACCACCCAGGTGTGTCATCACGCCAACTATGCTTACCTGCACCAGGAAAATTAAATACATATCCGTTTGTTACTTTTTCGATTAACTCAACGCATCTGCCAATTTCGGGTTTGTTTTCTGAAAAAATGACTATTGCGATGCCACCTGCGCGTAACTCACTCATCATCTTCTTCCAGCATTTGTCCGTTAGGGTCTGCCATTAACTCTGCGCAGCAGTGCTCACACACGTGAACTTCCAGCACATGCAGCTTCTGACCGCAGTTAGCGCACGTTAAAGCTCGCTCGACGCTTTCTTTCTGGTATTGAATGGATTGGGATGGGCTAAGCATTATTGGATTCTCTGCATCATGAGAAAGACAATCATGGCGGCGCGGAGGGGATTTTCATGTATAGCTCGCTTAGATTTACAGTAGGCCACACCGCGTGCACCCCACTCGTCTTCATCGAGATTGATAATGCTAATCCTGTATTTTTCAATAATCGGCCATGCGTCTGCTGCGTTTGCGCATGGGTTAAAGGATCCGCGCTCAACTTCTACTTCAACTGCGTCTCCATTTACAATGTCTCCCTCAAATGAGACAAACACCATATCGCCATTCTCACCTTCTTTGTAATCCGGTGATCCGTTATGAATGGCTTCGAATACCGCCACGTTAATTTCAAAATCACTTAACTGTGAATAATCCATTGTTATTTCCTCGCACGATGTCTTAGCCACCGGATATCCCACAGGTGAGCCGTGTAGTTGAAGGTTTTTACGTCAGATTCTTTTGGGATTGGCTTGCGTTTATTTCTGGAGCGTTTCGTTGGAAGGTATTTGCAGTTTTCGCAGATTATGTCGGTGATACTTCGTCGCTGTCGCCTCATTCGTACCTCCTGTCGGTAAATCTAACACTCTGACCAATAGCCCATGCTGTCGTGTACTCAATCAGGCTTGCCATGCGCTTCACGCTCATCTGTGCGCTGCTTTCGCGAATGTTGACGTATTCGCCTTCAAGCCCGGGCAAAACATCAGCTTCCTGCTTTGTCGCCACTGCATGACCGCTAATCAACAAAACCTTCCATTGTTCTGGTTTTAACCATTTGCCGCACCATTGAACCTGACGAGCGATATCCGCCAGCATCGCGTGAAATTTTGCGTTCTGGTCAAGGTTGCGCTTGTAGTCAGTAATGCGGATGGTAACTGGCTTGTCTTTATCGAGTGGTGTTGCGAGGATGGCGTTGATTGCGGCTTGCTGTTGTTGTTTACCACGGAGGAAGATTGTTTGCTTCATCGAAAATTCTTCTCTTTAATTCCAGCGGCTCTGATAGCTTTCATTACTGCAATTACCGTTTTGTCACGCCCATCCTCATAACCCATCGCATAAGCACCTTCTTCACCATCTTTCCAAAAGTCGTCATTCGATTCGGGCCAGTCGATATCCAGTTCAATAGCTGCTCGCGATGCCTGCCACGTTTGCCAGTGGCCTTGAACATCGTCCATCACGTATTGACCACCAATATTACCGCTGCCAATTTCATGGTGATTTTCAGGGTAACGGATAAGGTCTGAAGATTCGCCCCCACGTCGTAACCAACTCTCTTCAAACTGGCATCTGCTTTCGTCATCTTTCATAAGGCAGTCACATTCAATAAAAATCGGCTCTCCCCAAGGAGTAGAACCTCCGCTATCACACATTCCTGTGTTATTGCACTTTTGGCACTTGCTCACATTAACCTCCGATTAACTCACAAAACGCCACGCCACTTTTGCTACGACAACAGGCATAACACCGATAATCACCCAGACAAATGCAGCGCCAAACAACGTATACCATGGGTCTTTACCGTCATTCACAAGACGAATGTAGCCATGCAGAACAATAAAAAACGTCAGAAGAATCCATCCAACGCCAACGCATTTGAGTGCGACGAGCATAAACTCAGCCACGATTTACTCTCCCCCAAATAAAAAGGCCTGCGATTACCAGCAGGCCTGTTATTAGCTCAGTGATGTAGATGGTCATCAGAATCCTCCTTTCTTCTTGGACTGCGGTTCCTCGCGTTCACGGCGGCGAATTTCAGCAGACTGTTGGTCTGTGTCATAAATAGCGCCATTTGCCTGAATGCAATACACCGTGCCGGTATTGCCATGACGATTGAGACGAAGGATTAGTTCGGTTTCACCAGGTGGAACACTGTCATCAAAAGCACCTTCACGATGGATCCCAACCCAATAATCGCAATCCTGTTCAATCTGCCCTGTATCTCGGGAGTCACTTGGTAATGGGCGTTTATTGGTTCGGCTTTCCAGTGCGCGGTTAAGCTGTGTCAGAAGCACAACAACACAATCAAGCTCTTTGGCAAGGTTCTTAAGTCCTTTGGTGATCATGCCGTAAGCAAGGTCGTTGCGATCGGCCTTCTCAGCAGTCATTAGTGTCAGGTAATCGACGAGAATCATCCCTACGCAACCTTTCTCACGCTTAATCCTGCGGCTTTCGCTGACGATATGCGCCAGTGATAGCCCCGGAGTGTCGTCGATATAGAGCATGTCAATTTCGCTCAGACGATTAGCTGTCTCTATAGCGCGGTTGAAATCGCTGTCATAGTCTCCCTGATATACCTGATCTGCATCATCGGTTGCTGGAAGATAAAAAATATTTGGGTTAACTCCTGATTTCTGACCTACCAGTTTCTCCAGAATCTGATCTCCAGGCATTTCAAGGCTGAATAGCAACGATGGCTTTCTCTCTCGCACAGCGCAGTTGATCGCCATCTGGCTATAAAGCGTGGTCTTGCCCATCTTAGGACGAGCACCAATGACAAACAGAGAGCCCTTGACCAGACCTTTCGGTGACAGCATTCTGTCCAGTGAAGAAATACCGGTGCTCATGCCGCGTTGTTCACCTGATGGGTCAAATCGCTTCTCAAGGTCGCTAACCCAGTCTTCCATGACCTCGCCAAATGAGCGAAGGCCGCGACGCGATCCGGTTTTTGCATGGTCTGTCAGTTGCGTGAAAATCGCCTGAATAGCTTCGTACTTCTGCGTTGCAGTCATTCCGTTGCGGGAATAGAGCAATTCCGTCGCTTCAGTCATGCGGTTGATGGCGTAGCGTTCCATTGCGGTTTCGCGAACCTGCATTGCATAGGCAACGATGTTTGCTGCGCTTGGCGTGTTCTTTGCGATCTCAGCGATATAAGCAAAACCGCCAACAGACACCGTTAACGATTTGCGCTCCAGTTCATCAAAAAGCGTCAGGCCATCCACTGGCTTTTGCTCCCGGTACATTCGGGTTATTTCTTCGAAAAGGATTTTGTGTGGTCTGCTGTAAAATGAATCAGGCTTCAGCATAGCCAGAACTTTCTGTACGCGCTCACTGCTGTCATCATCAAGAAGCAATCCACCAATCACCGCCTGCTCTGCATCGATGCTATGTGGCGGCGCGTAAAAATTATCGGTCATCGTGCTCTCCCTCACGGACTTTCAGGTAGGTATTGTCGTTAAGCAGGAAATCAAATCCCTTTTTGTGCCAGACGGTTCCACGCTGATGGTTCGGACGCTCTTCGAACATCCATCGGCAATTTTCGCCTACGTAGCTCAGATAATTTTTCCAGTCCTGCATCGTGAACCCATGACCATCAAGCTGGCGTGTTATCACTCCGGCTTTTCGCCAGAAAGTTCGGATCTGGTTTTTACGTTTGTCATTCAGTGCGCGAACCCTGGAAGCTTCAGGAAGTAATTCGTGGTAAGCATCGACAACATCCTGACAACTGAGAGACGATTTTTTCTTGTCAGGATTTTCGTCTGCTGCGGTACTCTCTAATACGTTAGTATTA